AGATATTAGGCATCCGACCTGTATGACTGGCACCTTTCGGCGTTACAGTCTGGAGCGGTAACAATCGTTCTACAGCGTTTTTGACTTGGTGCCCGTTGGTTTGCCCGATACCCAAGGCAATGAGGAGGGTTGAATAGTTATAAGTGCAATCTTCGACACACCGTGGCGGGTTTAATCTACGCCAAAGACTGCCTTATAACTACTCGCACCGCCACAGTGCCTGACAATTATACAACTTTGCTTTCTATTATCAATATGGATATGGAGGAGATTCCATCCATACCGGCACTTTATTATACGGGTTGATGTGATTGCCACTGTATGTATAAAAACCTTCTCCCTTTGATCCTGATTTAGAATCAAACCAGTACAACTCCCTCCAGCCGTGTCCTAGATAAACTAAACACCTATCACCACTTTCTGGTTTTTTGCTTGTAAGTTTATATTGCATAACAATTCATCCTTCCTTCTCCTTTTGATAACACAGCGTAGCGTGAGACCTTCGGCTCACGTACTGCGCGTTATAGCGCCACATCACGCCTCCCGGCGGCTTAGGCAATACCGGTCGCTACGTCGGCTTTAGCGTATCACCTCCGGTTAGAGGGTGTTCTTAATCTACCGATTGTAGCTTTTTAAGAGCCTGTAAGTCAGAAACCGTCGCTTTAAAATACGCACCGTTTTTGCATGTTGCGTTTGGTGTTAGCTGGCTAAAAAACTCAATACTCTTAACGCCGCCATTATTTTCACACACACTTTCAGCCCATTCTATTTGCTTTGAACTCGTATTAACTGCAACTCCGCAGCCGCTCAAGACTACCGTTAGTAATACTATAAATGTTTTCATAAATCCCCCTTAAATCAAAAATACGCACCGGGTTAGTGTGATCGACTAAAACCGACTAACGCTCGACTAAATCAAGTGGTGCGTATTGGTTGTGGCGACCGACTGTCAAACCGGCATTTGATCTTGGAATCGAACCAAGGACACGAGACTTTCACCCTGCTCTACCCACTGAGCTAATCAATCACAATCAAGTCACTCCGCCTAGGAACCGGATCACCTATCATGCTTATCCGGTAACTACCCGGTATTCACCACACCAATACACACTAAAACTAATAGAAAACTATAGAACAGTCCAATTACAGACCGGCGCTAACTTGTAATCCGGCATGAAGTTAACAACATAATAACCACCATCAAAAGCCATAGTACTAGTAATACTCCCCTCAAACTCTGTAACCTTAAATTCGAACATACCAAAACTCCTTATTTATAAAGCCACCGCCGTAAACTACACCGCGACGGGTCGGCTCGCAGTCGTTACGGTTAAGTCGTGGGCCGCACGTTCTGCTATGAAGTGACCGGTACTGATCTCCGGCTTGCCGTTATGAGCTCTGTCGCTATTAACCGTGGCGGCAGTTGGAGCGCCTAACCCCAAAACGCATAGGATATACCTATTCTCATTAAAGACGCTAGCCCGATTCGGTCGGTACATCAGCCTGTGCATTCACTTCATGTCTTAACTATACCTGACCTGTTTTGTTTGTGTAGGACGCTATGCGCCAATTCGCTTTTTATGTTTTGCAACCTCGGCTTTTGCCGCTTTGATGAAGTCGTCATAGTCATTAGTGGTTCGCTTGACCGTTGTTTTCTTAACGTCTTGCATGTGTATTACGAACTCCTCTCCGAACTCTCGAATCATAAACAGAGTATAGAGCGATTCCCTGCCGTCGAATTTCATTCCGTTGCCGTTACAGGGCTTACACTGCGGCCAGATATTACGCGGGTCTAGCATCCAGTACGAGCTACTGCCTTTTGCAATGTAGTGCCCACCATCGAATCCGTCATTCCATCGCCCAACATGGCCACAAGTAACGCAAGTGCAAAATCCGTCATCGTCAGCGCGTGAAATCCTAGCCAGTTCTTGAGCAACTATTAACGCCTCAGCTCGTGGGTTTCGCCTAACCTTCTTTAATTGCTCCCTGTGCGCCGCTTTCCTGACCTTTTCACCGTTAGCCTTGCCGTTAGTTGTCCTTACCCATTCTGTAGCGTGCTCCGGCGTACAGAAGGTGCCAGCGGGAACTACTATCATTGATTCTGCTTCAAAGTAGCTTTTACAGTGCTTGCATCGCTTTTTGCTATTCGCCAATTTCCTGCCATCCTTTTTCAGTCAGAACAACACTTCCGAATTTTACTGTCACTAAATCCAGCGCAATCAACTGCTTTACCATCGCCTTATGCCAGTCTGCGCTAAAGCCTTTGCGTGTCTTAGTCGGAGTTTGAGTGTACTTTGCAATCTCAAATAGCCGCTCTTTTTGTAGTGTTGTTGTCATTTTAGGCTCTTCTATTCCAATATTTAAAGTCGAAATTTCCGCCTTTATCTTTATATACAGTCATCGAAGGGTTGGGGCACAGCATAGAGACTCTGCTACATCCAACTATCAAAAAATCACCAGTATCTCGAATTACCACAGCCTTACTCCCACAAAACGGACACGGCTTTAACTCTTCTTTATTACTCATTCTAACCCCTTGGACGGCCATGGTACGTGTATGCCGTGCTCTGATAGCTTTCTGTTTATGTGCTCGTATATGAGCGAATACTGCTCTCGCTTCGGCTTAGTGGTGCTTTCTTGATCGGTTACAGCTATCTGTACCGGTCGCCAGATATTGTCCTTTACCGTTCGATCGTTCCACTGAACCTGAAATCCCGGCTTGAAGAATACTTGCTGCTCTATGCCTGCATCGTTCATCGCATCCGATACCATCCTGCAATACAAATGCAAAGCTCCGTTCTGAGTTAGGGTGCGCTGCTTGCCTGTGCTTACTTTGACTTTGAGATACCTATCATTTTGATAAGCATCGGTTATCTCTTTGATAGCCTCTTGTAAGCTCTGGTCGCTGTTTATAAGTAATTCCATGCTCACCCCTTGCGACTGATTAATTCCAGAGAACGCCGTTTCGCTTATCCTGCGCTTTGATCTCAAGCTGCAATAGCTCTATCTGTTTACGCTGGTTTCGTATTTCTAGCTCTAGGCTTTCTATATGCCGCTCTACTACTGATTTATCGCACAATGTCTGGCAGCACATAGATAGCTGTTCTTTTGCGTCGCTCATGTTTCACCCATTTAATAACACTTCAGAGCGCGGGACATAGCCCGCGACTATTGTTGTTATATACTACCAAACTGCCTTACCTCTCTTTAGCTCGCAATATTGGTCGTCTGTAATATCCACTTTCGCTGGAACTATCAAGTCAACATCCTTAAATACAGCCTGGCTTTCTGCGAGGTCTTTAGTCAAAAACATGCAACATTCTTGCGAGTCACGCTTGTATACTTCCCACACTTCAATAATCATTTTCAACTCCTTGCATATGACAATGTAAACCACGGCGATTCACTAAACTCCGCTTCGCTTCGCTCTGCTCCGCTCCAGCGTGTTTACGTGGGTTATAAGTCTTTGCGCCCGCTTTCTGTTTGAAAATACATCTTGGTCATTGCGTAGGCCTCGCACCCCAGTTGGTAAGCAACGTCCTCTTGTGGCTCTGCTGAATGCGTTACTCCAACGCCCGCATGATAACTACGCAGCAACTCTAAAAATATCTGCTGCCTCATCCCTTCAAAATCTAAACATCTGTGTTCCATTTCTCACCTCCAGCCGTATAACAACGGCATTAAAATTGACCTCCGGCAATTAAGCCGAGTGGTTAAACATAATCCTGAATAGCTGCTTTAAGCACCTGCGCTATGCGGCCTTCTGGGTTCGCTTTGATATGCTCAGCGATTCCCGCGTCAAACTCCCGCGCCTTTTCCTTGCCAGAGTCAAAAGCCACTTCGATAATGTCTGACATTAGATCTAAGTCATCGCAAGCCATTCCAATCAAAGTATCAACGCGAGAGCATTGATTCATCGCTGCGTCTAAGTGTCTGCGCTCTAATCCCGGCATAGGAAAGTCGTCTCGCTCGTTTGTTTTCTTCAGTAGTGCGTTAAAATCAAGTACGTTGTTCATCTCATTCCCTCAGTTTTTTATAGTCTATACCGTGCCTTCCTTGGCTGGTAGGACACTTAGCGCCAATAACACTTCATTCTGTGCGACCTTCGGCGCACAAACTCTTTGTTATTCGTTCGTACTGCCAAAGCCACCTTTGCGCTCTATTGATTCAGTCGGGAATACTCCCTGCTGATAGCACATAGGTACTAGCTGCGCTATTCGTTCACCAGCTTCAATAGTCACGGGTTCAGATTCGAAGTGAACCATCATCACCTTGATTTCATCCGGGTAATCACAATCAATCACGCCAACGCCGTTAGCTAGCATTAGGCTTTTATTCAGCGCAATAGATGAGCGTATGCAAAGCAAGTAGACCATGTCTGAAGTTCGCCACGGTTCGGGAGTATAGGCCCCGGTCCTAACTAACGTCGGCCAATTCGGTTTAATCGTTACCGTTTCAGCGCAGACAATATCCGCCCCAGCCGAATTAATTGTTTTATGTGTTGGTATCATCTTATTCGCTTCCTTATTAGCTGCCAGCCTCCGCAATTCGCGCAATATAGCAGGCCTACGCTCTGGTAGAATATTGCACCAGTGCCCATCAACTGGTGGTCACAAGCGCACTTTGTTGGTTTAATCGCGCCGAATTTCTCAGCGCGGGTTAGTAAATCAGACATTAACGACGCTGGCCCGGTGGTGCCGGTTGTTGCTGATTATATGCTGGCTGCTGAGGCGCATAAGCCTGCGGAGGCTGCTGGTATTGCGGCGCTTGCTGTTGTGCTGGCTGCTGGTTTTGCTCTTTTGGTTCAAATAGCGAGCAAAGTACCGTGTCCCGGTTATCCTCATTTGGAACGCCAGCAGGATTGAATGTGCGCCTCAACATCAGATACGGGCCGTTATCGCCTTGCATCATCACGCCGATATTCTCATAGCGTCCTTTTGGCTGGCCTTGCGAGTCAGTGTATGATCCTGTTTTTACTGTTACGTCGTATAACTTGTGAGCCATTATTTGGCCTCCTTATTTACGCCTTCCCATGCAATACCGAATGATTCCAGCAATACAGAGTCTAGCTTTTGAATAAACGCCAACACTCGACGCTCTAGGTTTTTGATATAGGTTTCATCGCGGTATATGCGTTTGATAAACAAGCGGCCATCGCCGTCGATACGCGGGTCAAAACTTATGAAATCGCACCACTCACGGTCATTAATCCACAAATTGCCTTGAACTTGCGGCATGTGCTCCTTCGGCATATCACCAGAAACAACAGTACGAACATGGTTTACGGTATTGAATGGGCACTTAATCTCAACCATTCCGTCATCATCAACCAATCCGTCCGGGCTTGCGCCTGCTTTGCGGTTGTCGTGGAAGAAGATACCAGCCTCTTCAACATTGTTATCAGTCATCATACTGTATTCGAGCCGGGCTAATGGTTCGTTCTCATGCCCCCAGTCAGTCGCTGCGCTTGAGAAGTTCGGAGCGTCATCGGTTAGAATCATACTGACAAGCTCGTACAAGTAAGTCTCAGCCGTTGTTGATAGATTTCCAGCCTCTTTGTCAGCCTTGGCTCTTGGCTCTGTTAGAACGTCTTTAAAGCGGCTTGCTGATACGATTCCGATTCGAGAGCGTAGCCATTCTGGCGAACCCTGCGCAAAATCTAACTCAAACATTCTTGGCCGCCTTGTCTTTAAGACGCTTGATGACTTTCTGGCCGTCTTTTTTGTAAAGCTGGTTAAATGCTGTTATTTCAGCGCCTACCGAAGTGCTAACCCACTGCAAAACCTTTTCACGGTCTGATCCGGTATCTTCAATCAACGCCTCAATGTCCATGACCATCTGAGCGTCTGTGAATTCCTGTGTAGCTTGACCAGCCAAACGAGCATCAGAATCCACATCAGCGGTAACAATACCTAGCGCACCAGTGAACGAATACCGGCGCAAATAAGTAATCGTAGAGCCAATGGCTTGCACACTGTTTTTACTTCCTGCCGTGTCTGGCATTGCTGAAACCGTAGTAGCTTCAGAGTGCCCTGACAGATGCGTAACCAAACAAGTTACAGTGATTTCTTTCTCGCTCTGACTTTGCTCAAAACGATAAGACAGGCCGCACTCAACTAGCAATGCCTTAACTTGAGCAATAATGTCTTGCAATGGCGCGTACTTGTAGTTGTGCCCCTGCTTTAGCGCCTTGATTTCTGGACAATCACGCTGGAAGCGAGACAATGCCGCTACAAACTCAGACTGAGCGTTACGACTTACAATTCGCTCGTTTAAATCAATGATTCGCTCTAGTACCGCAATATCATCAGACTGCATTGCTTTTTCCATCAATGCCTGCGGTGAAACTGTTGTTACTTCGTTCATATCAATCCCCTGTGTTGAAACCCCACTATAGCTAAGCTGGGGCTTATTGGTAGGACATTACGCGCCTAGTTTACTTAATCAGCTCGAATTCTTTCTCAGACCATCGCGCCATATAATCGGCCATTTTTGCGACTTCAATATGTACCGGGTCTTTCTTGCCTAGGCGGTTATTGTACTTATTGACCATTTCCCACATTAAAACGCGGGCCACTTCCGGCTCGTACTTATTCCACCACTCGTCAATCAGGTCTGTGCCGTCTTTGCGTTTGTGGTGGCTAACGTCGTGTGCTGTTTCTTGTTGCTCACTCACAGGATTGTAGCCCTCAGGCAGTAGAGTGAATTTGAAGCCCCAATTTTCAGGTGCGGCATTTCCAGCTTCATTGACTGGGCCTATGTTACCCCCTCTGCCACTGGCTATCTGGTACAACACATTAGACTTAAAATTCCAATGTGTATGCATATCGTTCGTATACCCCTCAAACCGCACCTTTCGGCCTATCAATTCCTCACTGATCGGCCACTCTAGCGGCTGCTCTTTGTTATCCGAACCAAGGTCGTCTAGTGGGGTGAAGTCGATTCTATCAAAACATGCAGGATCGAAATCAGCCGAATTAACACCTGAAACCCACTCTGAGATACTTCTTGAGTAATGACTCGCCCTATTTTTTATGTTTTTATACATCAAACCACTACTGGAGCAATAAACCGCCCCAATCTCCCGCGCAAACTTCAGCTGCTCAATAGTCAGCTTATTTTTCGATTCCGACATCTTCAATCCCCTCGTTTTCGTAATATTCAGTCAGACTTATATACTGGCGTTCCGGTTTACTCTCATCTAGCGCGTTTAATCCGATTGTCATAGCTGCTATGCAAATCGTAAATGCTGTTGATACCCCAAGCCCCACAAAGAGGCTTTTTATTTGATACTGTATGAATTGTTTCATTATTCCTCCATAACACACGCCAGCATGAGACCTTCGGCTCACGATTCCGGCGTTATACGGCAAGCGCAGCTTCTATATCGCCCGCCTTAATTAATTCCTTCATCTTCGCTACCTTCCCAGCAGGTGTTATTGCTCCAGCTTTTTGCATGGTTACCACTAGAGGGCCTGTTTTATCGCTATAAAAGCTAATTTCTAAGTAGTTCTTTGCGCCACTCTCAGAAAACTGATCTGCGAATGATTCGGCCAACAATCGACACGCGCCGCCCTCAAGCTCTATGTTCAGTCCGCCGTCAACAACGTTCATGCTTTTTATGTTTGCATCAGTCACATTAAGTTACTCCGTATTTAGTAGCCGTATAACAACGGCATTAAAATTAACCTTCGGCACTTTATGCCGCAGGGTTATGCGCTCTCTTTCAATGCCCCTAATTCTTGCTTCAAGCGCGCCGCTTTAATATTCATATCAGAAGCTCGCTTCTCTAATAGTTCTATATAGTCGGCCGCTTGTTCTATCAATGAACTGGCTGGATGCCCGTATTTTTCGCCTAGTTTTCTAAGCTCGTCCTGTCTTTCTGGTGTCATAATTATCACTCCGTAATGCGCCTAACAAGGCACTCAAAATGGACGCGGAAAGCGCGCCCTTTAGCTTGTGGTTAAATATTTTCACATCAAACTCCGTTGCCTATCAAATTCCGCGTTTTATTAACGTCAAGCCGAATAGCTTTTGTTTATTCCCTAATCTTACCAACTCCACACAATCACGCTAGGACACTTTGCGCCTAGTTTTGGCTCTGGAATGAATCGTTTAGGTTTCCGAATCGACTAAAACGCAAGTCATCTTTCATGTAAGCCGTACCAAGCTCACCGTCACGACTCTTACTGATTATCGCCTCAGCAACGCCTTTATACTCTGTGTCCGGGTTGTATATCTCATCACGATAAACACCGATAACAGCGTCTAAGTCAGCCTCAATCTTACCAGAATCGCGAATATCGTGCTTCATTGGCCTACGGTCTGGCCTGTTTGTTATGCCTCGGTTTACTTGAAATAGTGGAAGAATACAAACTCCGGTTTCCAGCGCTAAGAATTTCAACCCTTTCGATATATTACCCAGCTCATTAACGATGTCTTTACCCGGAATGCTCATTAAGTGAACGTGGTCAACGACAACTAAAAGCCGCTCCGTGTGGCCTTCTGCCTTCATCTTGCGCACCCAAGCCTTAATCCTTGCAGTTAGTGTTGATATGGTCTGACGTGCTCCTCCGTCAATAGTTAGCGGTAAGCCTTTTAGCTTTTGCGTTCCGGCTGCTAGTCGTGGCCACTGCTCGTCAGGATTAGCAAAGCCGCGCGGGTCTCTTAGAAAGTCCCGGTTGACATCGCCAGCGGATGAGATAAAGCGGTTCATCATTTGCGCTGGCGGCATTTCCATCGTCGCGTAAAAAACTGGGATTCCCATGTTTAAACTGGTTTCCGCTGCCGTCTGGGCTAGTGTGGATTTCCCCGAACTTGTCGCACCGATAATCCCGATAACTCGGCTTGGTTCAGGTACTAGCATTTTATCAAGCTGGTCTATCCCAAACGTCCAATCATCACCCTCAAAGTTAAATCGCTCATCAATGCGAGTAATTGCAAGCCTAAGCGCGTCGTCACCGCTGATAATATCGCCAGTGTTGCAGTCATCATCCATTCTCTGTAGCTGTGTAGCCGTGTAGTCCTTTACCTCCTCTGTCTCCGCACCTTCATCTATCTTTGCGCGAATATCGCCTGAGAGGGCCACTAGCGAGCGCCTACGCGAACGATCTATAATGATTTCAGCGTATGCCTTGGCGTTATCAATCGACGGCGTTATATCGACCATACGAGAAAGATAAGCCGCCCCACTCGCCGCCTCTAGATTTCCGGTAACATCTAGCCGCTCCGCAACAGTCACAACATCCGTCGGCTGCGCACTCTCTGATAAATAAGTAATCGCTTCAAATACTAGACGATGATTCCCGCCGTAAAAGTGGCTAGCTTGAAGCCCTACTTCTGTCACGATGTCGAAAGCTATCTCATCAAGCATGATAGCTCCGAGAACGCTTTGCTCGGCTTCTTGACTGTACAACTTGCTATCGTTCATTAATCCCCCTAATTATTATTAGTTTTGTGATTTGTTACTATTCAGTAGGTCTATTTAGTCTTGCGTAGAACTTTATAGGCTCTTGAGCTGGCACCCAATAACAGCCACCATTATCACCAAAACATAACTCCCACTTTTCGCCATCAAATCGCGCAAACTCGTAATCATCCATGTAGATAACTAGGCAGCAATCAATGCAGGTTTTCGGCTTTCCTTTCTTCCACTCAATCATAACTCTCTCCTACTTGTTGTTTTATAACACTTCATGCGCGGGACAAGCTCGCGTCTATTGTTGTTAGAAGGATTACACCTTCTGGTACAATTCCCCGCCTATCACCTTAAAGTCTTCTGCGTGCCAATTGTGTAATGTTTTGCCGTAGCTGGCGTTTGTATCGCAATCAATCCAAATACACATTTGAGGACTTTCGTCATTACTTAGACGCTCAATGTAATCCGCTTTGTTTTTATTGAAAAGCTCAAGCGCATCATCCTTAGTAATAAGATCAGTATCAGCTAGAATTCTTTGGTTTGTTGCATATTGAAACATGCAGTTTTTCATTTTAAACCTCCAGTTAATTTTTAGTAAACCACACTCCCCGCCCATTCCATAGGACGGTTTGCGCCTATCTGTCAGCCCACTGTGTAGCGGCCTGCCAGTCGTCCCACTTATCATTTATTACAGACAACTTGTAGTCATCACCACTCCTAGCCATTAAATGACTTACAAACTCATCATCGACTGAGGGAGACCTTAGCTTGAGTTTTCTGGTTGTGTGCGCCTCAAACGCCTCTCGGCTTGTCTGCTCTTGTTTGTTAGTCATTGTTGTGCTCCTGCCTGAGGATCATCACTAAGACGTCGTACAAAAACGGGTCATCAAACGGTAAGTCGTATGATCCATCAATATGTCTGTATCTATATTTAAGCCTGTCTTTCACTTCTCGAAGCAACTCCGCCGGAGTTCTGTTTGACTCGCTACTTGTAATCGTAACCTTCTTGAATTTAGTCATTACTGCGATCCTTGTTTAACGCCTCAAGCGACTGCGCCGGTTGTTTTGACAATACAGAATAAGCACTGTCGAGCCATGCTGACGGGAAAGACTCCCAACCGTCAACCTGAGCAGCTTGCTCTGCCAGCTCTTCAAGCCCTGCACGCAACCGCTCAATGTGCGCTTGTTGCTGGTGACTTTCCATTGCTAAGGCTAAGTTAGCATCCCGGAGTTTGTCGAAATCCGCTGGTGTGTTGCCGTCTTCACATACACGGTCTAGCTGGTTCTTGTAGTGTTCGATTTCTGCTTGTTGCTCTTTAATCAACTCGTCAGCGGCTATGATTGAATCGTCGTACTGAAACAATAGAGCACCACAGCCGCTCTTAGCATCATCAACTAAGCTCTGCCAGTCTTTCTGTAGTTCGCTATTCATTTGTCACCCTCCGCGTTTTTGATTGCTGCATCAACTCTATCAAGAACAACTCTTGATGATGCTCCGATAATATTTGCTTCATCGATGGCGTGCTTAAACTTCATTTCATGTCGAAAGTCTATCAAAGCCGCTAACAATTCATCACGCTGTTTCTTGTAATCTGGAAGTTCTACATATTTAAGTTTATTAACAGCTCTAGCCAAGTGCTCGATGCCAAAATCTTCGCCGGGCGGCAACTGCGCAATTTCTTCATCGCATAGATACAGCAGCTCTCGGATAACACTATTTCTGTGATAATCAATATCCGTTCGTTTGTCGCGGGCTTCTATCTCAGATTCTAAGTCAATGACTTTATCTGCTAATTCGTCACGCTGTTGTTTTAGCTGGTCAATCTCGCTTTGTTGCTGAATCGCGTACCAGTTCTCATGATGGTAACATTCGGTAGCTTTGCACTTTTTAATATCACCGCGTAATGTGCAGTATCTGCATTGATCAGTCATTCCCCCACCCCTCCAATCTTCATAAGCCATTAAAAATATCGCCAGCGTTACTGTAAAACCAACGATCACAACAGCCGAACCTACAAACAGTGTGATTAGTTCTAGTGTCAGTGCGTTCATATCAATCCCCTTTAAACATGTTTAGTAAGTTAGCAGCCTGCTCCTGATTCCGCTTCAGCTGCTCCGGCGTAGACTCTTGTCGTCTAACCGCCCGGGGCGACATCGCTGCATCTACGTCAACTTTAGGCTGGTTCTGGTTAGTTTGGTAGGACGCATTGGGCCAACTTTGCGAGCGCGTAGGAAGCTGCTCATCGTTCCAAGTCTCGGAATTGAGGTAAGTGTATGGATTCTTCCTGTATTCGGTCTCAGGGGTCGCACGGACGTACTTAGGGGTATGTTCGATAATAGCCAGTCTGGTCTTGTTGCTTAGCTTGCTCCATTTGCGTTCGCACTTCTTGCGGTCAACCTTTTTGCCGTAAATTGTCCACCAGTCCTCAAACGGTATATTGATAACCTTATCAGCGGCGGAAGAACCATTTTCTTTTAAACCCGGTTTGTCAGTGTTCAGTGGTTCATTCAATTCCAATTCCTGAACACCAGCGTCGCCAGACGCGAAAACTGTATTATTATTCTGTATTTCTAACACTGTATTACTATGGTGCCCGTTTTCGGGCTGGGGGTCGGCCTGCTTTTGGGCTGGGGTAGGCCCGTTTTCAGGCCCATGTTCAATCACGCCAAAGTATTTGGCCTCGACAACATGCAGCGTTCTTTTGACGGTCATTTGACCTTGGCGTTCTTCTTTGCGAGTAATGTATCCCTTGTCATCAAGAGACTTAATCAGCGCCTTAACGCGGGTAACTGATAAACCTAAGAAGTCGGCTAAATAGCCATTAGATGCAAAACATTCCTTAAAGCCATGAATTTTTGCTAGGAGTGCTTTTTCTTGAATTGAGAGGTCTTTGCTTTCCCAAACGGCGTTTGGTATCCAGATGCCACGATTGGCAACTATCAGTTCAGAGTCTGACATTTGATCGTCCTTTGTATTGTGCGCCCTTTGAATGAATATGCGGCACGCCCAAGGACGGAAGGCTTCAAGTAGCTCATGACTTCTACTCTAGCCGCATAGGTATTATAGCATTATTGCTTAGATAGGCTAATACTGATTTCTGTACTTTGGTAGGACAAGACGTGCCAAGTTTAAGGAGTGCCCCTAGCAGCTAGGCTACTGGGGCGAACGGCTAGGGTGCCGTGGTAGGAGTTTTACTATAGCTTATCTGCTATCAGTATCACAACGTCTATACCTGTGCCTGAGAACCGGTTTTTCAGAATCTCAGAGTATCGGCATTTAAAGCCAGACAATTCAAACTTGTCTTTTGCGCTAGCCGGCAGCACTGCTACCATTTTCCCGGCGTCGGCAATATGGGTAGCGGCTTTCTCTGTGTGCGCTTTCCAGCGGCCCTCGGAATACGGTGGATTGATAACAACGCGAGCGAACTTTTTATCTGCCTGCCACTTCATAAAATCAGCACAAACAACTTCAGAATAACCCTGTGTCTCCAATGCCTTACAGTGTATGTCACTGATCTCTACGCACGTTGTCTTGTCTACCGGCATCATCATAGCAATAGCGCCGGTTCCGGCTGAGAACTCGCCCCAGAGGCCAGTAGTGTATCCCTCATTCGCGTATTCGATAGCCATAGCTCCAACGTCACTAGGCGTCGGATAAAACTGGTGGCTCTGCTGGTTTGGTATTCGCCCAGAAGCTGCGACAGCCAGAACAACGTTCAGAGCATCGTAATCAAACTGCCAATATTTCCACTTATTAACGTCAGCCTTAACGCCACCAAGGCTAATAAGTACGCTATCAACGGCTTTCTGAGTTGCTTTATCGCTGCATGTTAGCAGCTTAATGCCGTTGTGAATTCTAACCATTCGATTGTCATAACCGGGATGATCAGAAAGCTTCGTCGCTTCTTCAGCGCAAGACAATACACGACACACGGCAAACGGAAGAACATCATCAAAAAGTTCAAAGTCTTTGATTTTCTTCTTCTTTACAGGCTTTCGGCGGAATGACTCTGGGATAGCAGTAGGGTATAGATACGCCAATATCTCATTCAATCGCCATGCAATATCCGGATGAACTTCAATATGCGCAGTACCAACGCCGTTATAAACACGGATACGAATTGCGCCACCGTCAAACGTAAACCACGAACCATTTTCACGCTGTGCGGCTTTCAGGTCTGTTCTTGAGCTGCATTGCGGATATTCGCCACGATCCATGAACTTACTAATAACCATGCGCAGGTCGTCAATGTATCCTGCTCGTTCCCAGTCAATAGTTCCCCATGAATCAACGACGTTGTTTAAAATCATGCGCTTACTGAACCCTTGCGGGCAGTTTGTAACGTGCTCACGACTTAGCGCTTTAAATACACCCTCAACACGTTCAGCTAGGTATTTCGGACGCTCATTCAGCCACGTCAATAGCGCCTCTCGTGCGTTTTCTTCGGTAAAGTCAGGAAGGTCAATCTCTGGATTTTTTCCGTACTCATAGCGGTCTTCACGCCATGCGCTGAGTTGTTCATGCCACGTCGTTCTACGCGCCTGCGGCATGTATTGCTCTACATCTGTCAAGCTAAGCGCTCGCTTCCAGTATTCTGCATTCAACGCGCATATTGCGTTCTGTAGCTCAAAGCTAGGGTATTTGTCAGACCGCTTTTGGCAAAAATAAGCCAGCGCTCTTTTTATTTCGCCCTTTTCGTACTCGCTGTGAAAATCTTCGATCATCTTTCGTTTAGTGCGATATTCAGCAACGATATGATCCAGTAGATTAGTGTTGGCGGGGGCAAAAAAATCGTTATTTATTACATTAGTCATTTTACTACCTCCTTGTTATGTACCCAGCGCTTAACGCCAGATTTGTCAATAAACCAGCGGCGCAATAGTCCGCTTTCAATGTCGTAAGTGTAGCCAAAGCCGCCTGTGATCATGCCACACCCTTCCTTAAACGTCGGTTCACGCAATGCTTAATGCTAACAGCAGTAGTGTTATACGCCACAGCTATCTCAGCCCATGTTAGGCCTGTGTTCTTAAGCTCGCATATAGTCGCTATTTCATCATCAGAGTATTTGGCTCCGTAGGGTTTCTGTCTGTTGATAACAGAGATTCCGTAGCCACTGGCAATTGCTCTAATGTCTTTCTCTGTTAGCTCTGGTAGGTTCTTCATCATCACCTCAAGCCCAGCACCCTCAAGCTTCTGTATGGTTTCTACGGCATGTTTCAATCGCTGAGTTGGCTCTCTTTTATGATTTGCTTTCTTTTCTTTCTTTAGTTTTTCAACTCTACGATTGACGGCACGCGAAATATTAGCCGCTTTCTCGTTGTACATCTTAGCGATATCTTCCCAGCTTAATCCTGACTTTTTAAGCGCTGATATTTTTTCTATATCACTTATTGAATATTTAGCATTGTTGGGTCTCTCTTCTATGATAGTAACGCCGTTTATTGCTGCATGGCGTCTTATCTGGTGCTTATTAAAATACGGCATACGCTGCATAATCACTTCCAGCCCCAAACCGTCACATTCTTTCAATGTGCGCAACTCTGGGGCTTTTAATATGTGGTACTTGCGTTTGTTATCGCTCATAAGGATTCTCTCCGCGCAGAGCTTTGGCATTGGCTGTAGCGTCTTCTTCTGAGAGCCATAGGCCGTTGCGGAGGGCGTTTTGGTCTTGTTTATCACCAGCCCAAGAGTAACTACCAACCCCGGCTTTGGATGTTGCCATCAAAACCCAGTACTCAACCCCAACCTCAGGCGCTTCAGTCTCAGGCGCTGGCACGTCGTAGCCGTTTAGCGTGTGGGTGCGGGGTTTGATGCGGAATTCAATGTCATCAGTCAAGAAGCCCACAATTGGTGATGACACTCTAACCTCACTCCAGTCTCCGTCGCCTACCGAAGACTGCAACCGATCCGTAGGCATCTTCCCCGCTCGCATATTATCAGCCATGTGCTGGAATACTTGTGCTTTTGTTAGTGTTTTCATGCTTCCTCCTATACCGCCGTGGCGGCGTTGGTTGGTTAAACTACTAAATGCTTAAGTTCTGCAAACTCAAGATATACATCAGGGATGGCAGAAAAGTCATTGTATTCAGAGCCTCTTGATGATTCGCACTCGTCAACAATCAAACCCTTCGATATAAGTGACGTCATAACACCGCCGACTGCATTTAAAGACAATCCTATTTCGTCAGCCAAATCTTTAGCGTTGTAGTAGCTCATATTCTCGACTTCGTTGAATTCCCCGCAAGAGTCAATCGAAGCCTTGGCGAATATTGTGGCTGCTTTTATATCGTTAGCTGTTAAGTTGCTCATGTTTATTTCCCGCCGTTGTTAGTTGATGTATCCATACTAGCGAACTGATTAAGCAGAGGGTAGGACGGAACGGGCCAACTTGCAGGCATAAAAAAGCCCCAGT